CCCGAGGACAGTGTCCTCGTTCGTCTGGACCAGCTCGTCATGGATGTCGCCGCTGATCATGTCGCCGCCCATGAAGACAACGACACCGGAGTACTCGGGTCCGGCGAAGTGATCCCTAGGGATGCTGATGACTCGATCGAAATAGCGACGAAGCCGGGCGCTGGCGATCTCCCGGTTATAGGCGTTGAGGTGGTTAACCTCGTCGGGGTTGACGACCTCATCGAAGTGAGTGTCGCTGAGCATCGTGCAGACGGTCGCCCGCTTGGACGCCTTGCCCTTACCGGGCTGAAGCCACTTGGGCGGATTCGGGGTTGCGGTCAGCAGCCCCTCCTGGACGCCGAGCGCCTGCTGGAGCTGTTCGAGTTCCCGCACTGCGTGCCGTAGTGCCGTTGCTTTGGCGTTGGCTCTGTTGCGGGCCTTTTCGAGTTCCAGCTCTAGCCTGGCGACCTCGTTGCCGTATAGAAGCTCAGAGATCTCCTCGCTTGGCTTGCTCACTGCTCACACCCGCAGGTTCCGTCACGATGCGCCTTCACGGCGGTGATCGTACAGCCGGTGTACCCGCGTGTGTGCGTGAGCCACTGACTGATGATGGTGCTACTCAGGTGGTTGTCGAGGATGGCCTGAAAGTCAGGCCGCTCATCCTCCGGCATCGTCCGCATCGCCTGGGCGATCGGACACACTCTTGCGACCATTGCACTCCTTAAAGTGGCTGCGGAGAGCGTCCTTCATCTCACGTAGGTCGTGCTTGACTTCAGCGAAGTTGTCCCTGACCTCACGCTTGTAGAAGATGAAGTCACGCTTCATCTCGCGCTGCTCGGCCTTAACGTCGAGCATGTCCTGACTCAGAGTTGTTCCGTTGCCTGGTCTATGGTTCACCGCATGATCAGTTGACTTAGCCTTGAGATATGTCGCTCGTGCGACCAGTAGGTTGGCCGCTGCCAACAGGATGCCCGACGGCAGCCCGATGAGAGCGATGAGAACTTGGGCATCCATGACAACTCCCGCCGAATAGTTTAGAATTCCCCGCCTTGATCTTCGATCTCCAGGAACGCAATACCATCACTGTCATTGGCACTGAAGATCACGTTGAAGCTGTTGCCACCTACGGTGGTCGCCAACACCCGGAACCGAACGTCCTCATCGCTCGCCGGTTTGTATGAGGCGCTACTGTCCGCAAGGAAGTTCCACGTGCCAGCGGCACCTGTTCCAAAGTTCCACGCACGGGCAACGTTCGTCCACGAACCCCCGCCGTCCTTAGATATCTGAAAGTACATCCGGGCGTAATGGCCGGGGGTCAAGGTCGCTTGCTGCACGAGGTCGCGCCAATGCAACCGGTAGCGCCGGCCCGCCATCAGGTGCACATCACTGGTCATCGTGATCGCAACCTGCGGAAGCTGGGAACCGGTCCACGTCGGAGTAGGGGACGTACGCTCCACCCGGTGCACCACACCACGCGGCATCGACCGGTTGTTCAACCGGATATCCAAACCGCCGGGATAGAAGTAGGCGTCCTGCACGGCGACAGCGACGGCGGTTAGGCGGGTCGTGCCCGCCGCCGACATGTTGATGTTCACCCGCACCGAGCTGACCAGCTCGTCCGCAGCCGTGGCCACCTTGTACCACACGCCCGACGCCAGAACGTTGCCGCTCGTAATGCAGACCTGCGCACCGAGCTGCTTCCAGCCCTCAGGCACGGTCCAGCCGATCGGGATGTTTGGCCCTTCGATCGCCACGTAACCGATGAGGACGTCGCCCTCGGTCAGCCCGGTCGGCGCATCGATGTCGAAGGTGATGGTACGGGCCGTCGAGAGGATCGAGGTCACCTTCGTCGAACGCACCGAAGGAACGGTGCCGTCGCCGTGCACGATCACCGAGTGCCCGTTGGCGTTCAGCCAAGATGACGACGAGTTCGTGAACGTCGCCCCGCTGTGCGGCAGATCAATCGGATCCGCGTACGCGGCCGCGACAGCAAGCGTCTGGCCATTACCCGAAGCCACGAAGTCAGCGATCTCGGTGAACCCAGCCGGTGGCGTGTACGACGTTGCACCGAGCGATGACGAAGCAGCCGAGGCGCAGACGAAGCGCAGGTCGAGGTCGTCAGCATGCGTCTCGTCCAGAACGACCGCCGGGGTCGTGTGGGTCGCGCCGGGGTTGGCCTCGAAGTTGCCGCCATAGTGCGGCGTCGGGATGGCCGAGGTCGTGCCGCTTGTGATCGACAGACGATCGCCCGTGACCGGATCGAGGACGATCAGGCCGTCGTAGTTGAGCAACGCACCGCTGATGCCCGAGTCGGGATCACGGACAGTCAGGCCGTCCGGGCCAGACAGGAGGACGCGCAGGCGGTCCTCTTCGTCCCGCATACGGAGACCACCGAAGGGGTCGATACGGACCATGTTCGATCCCTCGACCCCGACGAAGAACTGCGTCGGGTCCATGTACCCGACCAGCTCATCGTCATCGTTGTACATGGCGATCGTGCCAGCCTCGCCATCCTGCACAATCCGCTGACCGTCCTCGGCGCCGAACGGCAACACCGAGAAGTTCGGGACCGAGGTCTGGATCGCCGAAGCACCAGCCCCAGCGTCGAACTCCACCCGCACCGTCTGACCGACGTACGTCTCCCCCAGACGGGTGGCAGCGATGACACCAGGGTTCTCGTAGTTGTCGGTAGACCAGAAATCCGTCTGCGTGGACTCGCCGTCCATGCGGACGAACACGATGTCCAAGTCCTCGTCCATCGCCTCGACGGTTCCGGACAGGACGGCGGGCTTACGCTGCTTCGCCAACGCCTCGGTGACGCTCTGCTTCGAGATGGCACGCGCCAGCTTGATGAGGCGCTGGTTCAAGTTGCGATCAGTCATATGCCGTACGCCTCAACGTGTGCGTCATCTTCCCGCCAGATCGAAGCTCCATCGACCATGACGTTTCCAGCCACTTCTTCCCCTGCGCCTCGACCACATCGTAGGTCTCGTGACGCGGATCAAGAGTGCTCTCGAACGACAGCCACTCGTACGCCAGGTCCTTCGTGCGTGCCAACGCAGCGGCCGCCTTGTTGGCGGCCGCCTGGTTCGCCAGGCCTTGCGTGTTCTCGACCAGCCCGACGTAGAAACCACGGTTCTGGTAGGAGTGCGGCGCCGACGCCGGGAGCACTTGCCGCCCAACCTGGATGCGGTCCGTGCCCGACTCGAACACAGCGAAGTCGTTCGGTGCCTTCAGCAAGTCGTCCGAGTGAACGATCGTATCCTTGTAGATGCGAGGGAACGTGTCGTAAGACGGGACCGTGATGTCGTCCAGCGCCGGGTCAGGTGCCGTGTCCAAGTGCAGCTTGCCGTCCCGGTCGAACCACGGATCAGCGAACCCCACCACGGCACAAAGGTCCTTCAACATCTGAGACCAAGTGACACCCGGCTCCCACGCCACCGGCTCAGTCAGGGCACGGTTGGCCTCCTGCCCGATCACCTTCACGTCCTCCAACTTGAACCCCGCCTTGAACAGCAGGAAGAAGAAGATCAGGCCGATCGGGTTGGCGTTCCGGCCCCAACTGAACGCACGTGTGCTTTGCTGGTCCAGGATGAAACTGAGGTCCACCAGCTCCGAGTGGTGCTCCTCGCCCCACTCGCGCAGCGGGCGCGAGTTGTCGGCCCACATGAACGTGCCCAGCCGGTACTCAGTGCCATCCTGCAACGTCATGTAGACGCGCACCCGGTCAGTCAGGGGGTTCACGTCCCGTTCCTCGTCCGGGAACAGCTTCAAGTTCTGGAGGCGACGGCCACTCGAATTCGACGTGTCGTTCTGGATCGTCGGGGTCTGACTGAAGTCGGGGTGCAGTTCCCCGATCGGCTTCAAGTCCTTGTCGCACAACTCGAACCGGAACGAGTCAGTGCGNTGACGCACATTCTCCAGGTTGAGAATCTGCGTGGCGGTCGGGACGAACAGGTTCGGCACCCGGTAGACCACGGCGTCGTCGCAGTACATGACACTGCCCGCCGGCACGCTGTTGTTCGTCACCACACCGAAACGGAACTTGGCCGCTCCTGCTGGGGCAGTCGCCTCCAGCTCGAACAGGACCCACTCCCCTGGGGTGACCGTGCGCTGGTCGCCGGTGGTGATAGAAACCTCCGACCCGTCCGACGTGAGCCACTGCACCCGCAGGCGCACGCCACCCATGCTCGTGCTCGTCCGCAGCCAGGCGCGGAACACGTACCGCTCCCCCGGGCGCGTGGAGGGGGCGTTTGACGTGGAGTTCGACCAAAAGCTGATCGCCCCGGTAGAACCTGTGCGCTGGGCGCTGAGCGACTGCTCGCCCCGGCGCTTCTGGGCCGTCGTCACGCTGACCGGCGACTGTGCCGACCCCTGGACCCAGGTGCCGACGCCGTTCTCGAACGTGCCCTCGACCAGGTTCCGGTAGGTCTGGCCNTTGACGACAACCAACCGGCTCATGGCTTGACCACCACCGGCACCTCGACGCTGTGCGTCGGGGTGACCTCGATCGAACAGCTGTAGACGTTGCCGGGCTGATTCTGCGTGGCGCCGCTCGGCTTCACGTAGCCGAGCACCTTGCTGCCCTGGAAGTCCATGACGCAGACATGCGGCGTCTTGTCGGTCCGGGCGATCTCCTCCAACGGACCGAACACCCGATGCCCCGACCGGATCACCGGCGGCGCATCGCCAAAGTTCAGCTCAGCGGAGAAGGTCCAAGTCCGGCCCCGATCGTTCGGGTCCTTGAACACGACCGACAAATCCTCGCCGTGAAGCTGGACCATCTCATCGTTGTCGAACGTCTTGAACTCGTAGCCCTCCTGAAGCCCCGGCACATCCAGGACCACCATCACGTCGGGGTAATGGTTCGAGCAGAGCACAACGTCGTAATCGCCCTCGTCAGGCGTGATGCCATTGCTCTCACCCCACTCCGAGAAGCGACCGTCCTTGCCGATCACTCGGACCCGGTACCACGCCTTCGTCTGGCGCGGGACCATGTAGTCCACGAAACCGAGAACGTTCTCGTCCTCGATGTCGGCGATCTTGGTCCACTCCTCTTCGTGGTCCAACCGCCGCTCCACCTCATAGCGGACGAACGGGGCACCGAGTGGTTCGCTCGGCTGCTCCCACGTGAGGCTCACATGCTCGACGTCAACCAGCGACTCGTCAGGCTTCTCCACCGGGACGACCTCGATCGCCGCTGTCACGTTCTCCGGGGCCTCAGGCTGCTCCATGAGCGTCACCAGTAGGTCCCGGTCCGTGTCATGCGTGGTGTTCCGGACCAGACCGTCCGTGGTGCCGCCGAACCCGCGCGTCGGGGCCAGGCTGCAATTGGGAGCAAAGAACAGCCAGTCGTCTGTCACCGTGTCGCTGGTGAAGCGGATCTCGTACTGCGTGCCCGCGGTCAGCAACGCGGCCTCGGACAGGAACCCGGTCACATAGCGCGTCCCACCGGGACCGGCGGGTAGCCGCCGACACGTCAGAGCGCTGATCGTGAAAGTCCCACCGACCTGAGCGCCGTCGGAAACCTGATGCACCTTGACTGTGAGGAGACGATCGCCCCGCTCAGGGGGAACGACCAAGAAGCGCACGCCCAAATAGGGTTCCGTCTCGCTAGGCGTGAAACGCTGGCCGACCATCTGGCCAGTCCTGACCCCGAAGATGTCGGTCAGGTCCATGCAGTACGGCTGCGAGTCCACGCTCGGGTCGCCGTTGTCGTCCACCAGCACGAACGAGTACGCGCTACGTCGGTGCGCAATGAACGCCCGCTCTGGGCGTCCGAACTGGTCGTGCACGATCGTGTCCGACGCCAGAACGGTGGACGGCGCAGGGGCGGTGCCATTGGTGTGCAACGGGAACGATATGCCAGGCGGCTGCCCCGCCGTCGTCAGGTTCTGGTAGCCGCCCAGCCACTGCACATCGTCGGCGTTGACCGGACCCCACAGGGCCGGAGCGCAGCTCTGACGGAAGCACAGGACGTAGTTCTTGTCGGCCTCCTTCGACCAGCCAGCGCTGCCGTCGGGAACGCTGATGAGAGCGTCGGTCGTGATGTTGTTCAGCCGAGTCGTCAACGTGTGCGGTCGGCGCCACACGCCGACCGCCTTGCGCGTCTCAGGGGCAACCCAGACCACCAGGCGCATGGCGAACAACTTCGGGAAGTGCACGGCGGTCGCGGTCTGCGACCGCACCTTCAGCACACTGTTGCCGCCGATGTCAAAGTCAACGATGTCGGCCGGGGTCCACGGCAGACCAGTGGCAGGGTTCAGCTCGCCATACCACAAGCTGTACCTTGCCCCATAGCCATGCACGTCCCGAATGTCGTTGGCAGCCGGGAGAAGCACGTCGTCATCGATCTCCATGGAGAACGACAGCTTCCGGTAGCCAGTGTTGGCGCCAGCGATGGCTCGCAGCTCCACGAAGCCGATCCGATAGTTCTCGTAGTCGCCGCCGCTGCCGAACGCCGAGGCGTCCACGGTGAACCGGTAGCTGCTCGAACCGCTGGTCGTCTGGATGTACGTGAACTGCGCCGGACCAGGCCAGCGGTTCGGGTCCTCGACGATCTGCTGGTAGAGGTCGGTGTTGGTGGACCCATCCTCCTTGGTCCAAGCGCCAGCGTCCACGTCGCTGTTCGGGACGAGTTCCACGGGGAAGAACAGGTCGTTCCCCAAGTCCTCGTCGCCCTCTTCGTAGATGTCAATGAGGGTGCGCGTGTCTTCCTTCAGGAGGGGGTTCACGGCCACGCGAAACTTCATCGCCTCGATGGTCTCAGTGGCCGTACTGATGACCCGCTGAAACCTAGCGGCCGACCCCGCGAAGACGCGGGAAGTCTCCGACACCTGGGAGAACCACTCCATCCCGAAGACTTCGGGATAGTTCGGGTTATAGTCCATCAGTTCCCTCTAGTGAGTCGAGCGTCAGTCATGACACGGCGTTCCTCGATCACTTCCATAAAGCCCTTGCCGGCTGCACGCCCAGCGCGCCGAGCGGCCTCGGGGTCATCGCCAGAGACCTGGATCACGATGGCGCCGGACTGGAAAGTAAACGTGTCACCACCATGCCCGTGGTCATCATCCCTCAGCGAATCGCGCACGGCCGCAGCCATCCGCGACGGCAGGATCATCTCGCCCTTGTGGATGCGGGCGGTCTGATCTTCCTTGATCTCCCAAGCGCCCCGCGCGTAACCACCGCGGCGATCCCAGCCGAGAGGAGCCTTGCCGTAGCGTGCGTTCGCGTAGCGAATCGACGCCACGATGTTGGCGAAGGGGTCCCAGATGCCCCTATGGCGAACGTCTCCGGCGTACGCGTTGAACGTCGGATCGATCAGCTGCATCAGGCCCTTCGACGGGGTGCCGCGTCGGGCGTTGCTGTCCCAGTTGTTGATCGCGTTGGGGTTGCCGCCCGACTCCTGCTGCATGCGTCGCAGGAGTGAGTCCAGCCAGTGCGCTGGCGAACCGGTGTGGCGGAGCGCCTGCAATGCGATCCCAGCCCAACGCTGGACACCGCCAGCGCCAGCCCGAGCGCCCTCGTCGTAGATGGCACGGCCATCCTGCATCTGGCGCTCTTGCTCGTCGGCCTTGCTGTAGACCCACTCGTCAACCTTCGCCTTCAGTTTCTGAAGGATCTTCCTGGCGAACTTCCACGGAATCTTGTCGATCGCCGGGTTGATGCCCATCGACATCAGGTTCCACATCGGTCGGATCAGAACATCTTTGAAAGCATCCCCGATCTGCGCAGCGATGCTCCGGCCCTCCCTTGGCTCGAAGTGCCACGGCTCGCCGGGGACCGTGTTGATGAGACCCTGGCTGTGGATGACGCCGATGTACCTTCGGTACTGACCGCCGAAGTCAACGGCCAGGCCCTTCTCGTGCATGGACGTGCCGGGGCGAGCCGCCTTGTTGCCGCGGCCTGCCTGGTACCGGGCGTACAGGGCCGCCTGCTGGGCGCGGGTACGGAAGCCGGAGACGACGTAGACACGGCCGCGGGTGATGTCCACGACGTTCTTGACCTTGCGCCCGAAGCTGGGTTCAAGACCCAGGTAGCCCCCCTTGTCCATCAGGGCGTAGCCGAGCTGCTCGAACAGGGCCAGTGCTCGGCTTCGGTGCTTCGGGTCCGTGGGGATCACGTACTCGGGGTGAATCCGCGACCCCTCACCCACGATGGCGCGGGGCCGGTTCGCAACGAACCCGCCACCGATCTCCTGGTGCGGGACGACGCCACCCTCCGCCATCAACGACATCGAGCCGCCGCCGCCTCGGGCGCCCTGGGCCGAGCGGCGATCGCCCACGAGATCGACGTGCCTGATCTCGCTGATCTCGAAGTCGATCCCGATCGTGTCGGCGATCGAGTTGATGGCACGAATGAAGACGTTGATGATGTCGATGATGCCGTTGATAGCACCCTGGACGATGCTCAGCACCTTGTCCCAGATCGACTTGGCCTTGTCCTTGATCGTGTTCCAGGCCGAGACGATCTTATCCTTCAGCTCCGTGAACTTCGGGATGAGCGTATCAACGATGAAGTTCTTGATCGGGTCCCAGACATGGTCCCTGATCCAGTTCCACACATTGGTGATCTTGTCGCTGATCTTTTGCCAAACGTCTCGCACCTTGTCCCACAAGGACTGGAACCACGGCAACAGGGTGTTAGCGATGAAGCCCCAGATCGCATCCCAGATGGGCTTGATGATGACGTTCCACGCCCAGGAGATGGCGCCCTGGATCCTGGCCCAGACGTACTGGACAGCACCCCACAGGGTGTTGAAGATCGGGACCAGAACGCCGGTGATGACCCTCCAGATCGCGTCCCAGATCGGCTTGATGATGTTGTTCCAGGCGAACGAAATAGCGCTGCTGATGAACCCCCACACCGNCTGCACCACCCTCCACAGGGTGTTGAAGATAGGGACCAGCACGTTGGTGATGACGCTCCAGATCAGATCCCAGATCGGCTTGATGATGACGTTCCAGGCGAACGAAATGGCGCTGCTGATGAACCTCCACGCCATCTGCACCACATTCCACAGCGCCAAGAAGCCAGGAATGAGGAACGTGGTGATGAACCACCTCACCACCGTGAAGATCGGCTGGATGATGTTGTTCCATGCCCAAGTGATGATCGCCGCGACCGCCCTGAAGACGGCGGACACGATCGTCCAGATGATCCGGAACGCCGGGATCACCACCGACTGAATGACGGTGGCGACGACGCGGAAGATGGGCATGACGACGTTGTTCCACGCCCACGAGATGATCTGGACCACCGCCCTGAAGACGGTGGACACAACATTCCAGATGATCCGGAACGCTGGGATCACAACGCTGGTGATAACAGTGCCAATGAACCGGAAGATGGGCATGATGATGTTGTTCCATGCCCACGAGATGATCGCCACGACCGCCCTGAAGACAGTGGACACGGCCTCCCAGATCAACTTGAACGCAGGAACCACCACGCTGCCGATGACGGACTTGATCCACCCGAAGATGATGCCAAAACCTTCCACCGCCAGCTTCGTGACAACCACAATGCGATCCCACGCCCACTTCACCACATCGACCAGCCACCTGAAGACCGGCGCAAGCACGTTGGTGATGAAAAGGCCAATGCCCTGGATGATCGGCTTGATAATCGCCCAGGCCACCTTGATGACGGTCGAAATGACCGCCCAAGCCACCTTGAAAATCGTGACAATAACCGTCCAGATCACCTTGAAGTAGGTGACCACGATCTTCCAATAGGTCTGCACGCCCTTCAAGAAGCCCTGGACGAGCCAACCGCCAATCTTGGCGAACACCGTGGACGGCGAGCTGATGCCGAACCACGCCTTAACGGCGTCGATGATCCCGAAGAAGATGTTCTTCAGCGACTCCCACAGGAAGCTCCAGCCAGCCTTGATGCCGTTCCACAGGCCCTTGATGAGATTGACGCCAATGTCCAGCAGGTGCGGCCCAAGCGTCTTCAAGATATTGAAGATAGCGCTGGGCAGCTCCTTGAAGAACCGCTTCAGGTTCTCCCAGGCCAGCACGAGCACGGCCTTGATCACGTCCCACGCGCCCGAGAACACCCTCTTCAGGTGATCCCAAGCCTTGCCCCAATCGCCCCGGATCAACGCCATGACCGCGGCGAAGACACCCGAAATGATGTCGATGATGCCGCCGAGCGCTTGCGTGAAAGCGTTCCAGAAGTCCTTCACGAAGTTCAGGATGTTGGGGCCGACGTTGCGCACGATCGCGCCCACCACGCCGATGATGCCCTCAACGATCGCCTGCAGCGTCGGCAGGAACCCCTTAATGACGTTGATCGCCGTGCCGACCCAGTTCTTGATCGCGTTGAAGAAGACGCCGACGACGACCTTGCCGTACTCGACGTAGCGGCCGATGAACTCCACCACGACGGGCCAGACCTTCTGCGCCCATTCCCAGATCGTCCTACCCGACTCGACCAGGCGAGCAACGAGGTCCACGAAGAACCCAGCGATCTGCCGCCCGAGGAACGCCAGCACAGTGCCGAGGGGACCCTTGATGGCATCCCACGCGGCAGTGATGCGGCCGAAGATCGTGCCAACAGTCGCGCTCAGCTCACCGAAGGCGCGGCTGAAGCCCTCCTTCGCCTTCCCCCACACGTCCATAACGCCGGGCAGGAAGTGCTTGGAGAACCAGTCCACGAGGAAACCGACGGCAACCCGCACGGCCTCGACGGCAACGCCCCACGCCTTGCTGACCGCGCTGGCGATCGTCTCCCAGATCGGGACGAACGTCTGCACCAGCCAACCGATCGCCGCCCGGGCGCCCTCCAGAATCTGGTCCCACGCCATCTGGAGCCACTGCCAGATCTTGCCGGCCCACTCCTTGATGAACTGCCACGCGGCATTGAGCGCCCGCATGATCTCGTCGCGGAAGTACCAGATGGCGATGCCGACAGCGACAACGGCAGCGATGATAAGCAGAAGCGCGCCGACACTGACGCCCAGAGCCGCTGCGATTGCCCCCAGACCACTCACGATCGCCTGCACGACCGAGGACTGCCAGATGGCCAGCAGCGCAAGACGGAAGGCCGTCCACGCCAGGCTGAGACTCTTCAGCGGGTGCAAGAGATAGGCGAACACCCGGCCGAGAGTTCCGAACAACGGAGCAAGGAAGCCGAGGACAGAACCCAGAGCCTTGAAGCCGCCCGCGAAACCGGCGATCCCAGCGAGGGTCTTCAGGACCGTCGAGTTGTTCAACGCGTCGCCGATCGCCTCGAACAGCGGCTTCAGCCTCTCCAGCTCCTTGCCGATGTCCTGCAGCGCGGGGATGAACTCGTCTTCGACCCACGGCAGGAAGTGGTCCACGAGCCAGATCGCGACCGGCTCACCAACCCGAATCATCAGGTTGTGCCACTTGTTCTTCATCACGTCGAGCTTGGCCCGCAAGCTCTCCATGCTCTTGTCGGCGACTTCCTGGGTCGTGCCACCCGCGTTGCGCAGCTCCTCCTCGAAGCGGCGAATCTCGGGGCTGGTCCCCATGAGCTGACGCAGCACGTCACCCACGCTTCGGGTCAGACCCAACGCCTCGAACGCCGCGGCCTTCTGGCCGTCCGACATCGGNCCGAGCGCTTCTTCGAACTCGGCCACGACGTCGGCCAGGTTCTTCAGGTTGTCATTGCCGTCCAGGACCTCGATCCCGAACCTTCTGAACTCCTCCGTGTTCCGCTTCGCNGCACGCGGAAGATCCCGAAGCAGGATGGCCAGCTTCTCGCCAGCAACGCGCCCCTTCACGCCCTGCTCGGCGAACGCGGTGAGGACGGCAACGCCCTCCTCCACCTCAATGTTGTTCACCCGCATCGCGGACGCCGCCTTGTTCGACAGCGCCTCCGCGAAGTCCTCGATCTCGCCCTGCGCCAGGATGTTCGCCTGAGTCAGCACGTCGGTGACGCGCTGCATCTGCTTCATGTTCTCGATCGGGTCCGCCATGCGGAGACCCAACGCTTCCTGGGCGCCAGTCAGATAATCCGCCGCCGCGGCAAGGTCCATCTGTGCCGCCTGCGCGAACGTAGCAACCACACCGATGGCCTCGACTGATTCCGCGGCAGAGTAGCCAGCGGAACCAAGAGTCCTGTAGGCTTCGGCCACCTGAGTGGCCGAGAACTGCGTGCGCTCCGCAATGGACATGGCGGCCTTTTCCATGCGCTTACGCATGGGGCCTGAAACCTCGCCCATGATGGCGAGCGATTTCGTCATCTGGTCATCGAAATCGATGAACGCCCTGACGCTCGCTCCAGTGAATGCGATCGCACCAGCGGCGGCGACAGTGCCGACACGAGTTAGCGTGCCAGCCAACTTCCCAAACCTGGCTTCAACGCGCTTAGCGACTGCGCCAAGATCGCTGAAGCCACGAATGGCAGCCGTCGCATTGCTCGTGATGATGAGGTCCATGTGACGGACGGCTGCCATCTAAAACTCCTTGAAAGAAGAGGGGCGCCCGAAGGGCGCCCCTCTATCTCCGTCTTCGACCGCGTGATACACCCTGACGTGGTGCAGCCTTACGCTGCGCCTTGGCTTCACGCTGCTCGGCTTCCTTCTTCTTGCGGTAATGATCCAAGTATGCTGCCAACTCTTCGTAAGTCAGCTGCTCGGGGCCGCCGAGGTGCCACGGCATGATACCGTACGCCTCGGAGAGAAAAGGAAGCTCTTTGACGAGCGCTAGTCGTCCAAAGGGTCTGCTTCGTCCTGCGTCTGCTTGCGCGTCTTGGACTCAACCTCGAAGTCCAGGGCCTCCATAGCCGCGTACGTCGGGTACTTCTCCAGCACCTTCTGGAACGGCAAGTTTGGCTCGCCCTGCTTGCGACGCGCCAGCCACAGAACAACCAGCACCGAGTCACCACCGAAGTTCTCCAGGAAGTGACCCGAGGGGTAGCCGATCTGCTGACGGCAGGCGAGGTCATCGGCGGGGCCAAGCTCATCGCTACGGAGGCGGTAAGTCTTGCCGTCCTCGATGACCGTGATAACCATGGACTCAGGAGCGTCGTCCTGCGTCCCGGCATTCTTGTTCTTGGGGGGCATTTGTCCTTCTTCTTGGTCGCGACGATTACCTGAACCTAAGCGCATTCTTGACGGTATCGAAGTACGCGTCATAGAACGGCTTAGAATCTGTGTACTCCCTCATCACCGGAAACAACATGTAACCGGCATCTTCACCCTTGCCTCTCCAGGGCGGAAACTGACGGGTACGGGGGCGCGCCCCACCGCCGAACTCAGCGCCAAAGATCTCAGGGTGCTGGTTACCGAACAAACGCACGATCGGCGCCTGGTTGATGGCCTTGATGCCAGGGGCGGCGTGGGCGTGAACAGACCCAAGTTGCGCGCCCCTGGCACGGGCCATCTTGGCCACGATCCCCGCCTGAGCCTCGTCCTGCTCCGCCAGCAACCTGGGCAGCGAAGCAGTGAGAATGCGCATGTCGTTCGCAAAAGTTGCGAGCGGAATGTACTTCAGCGGGGAAACAGCCATATCAGAAGTCGCTGTCGGTGGACTGGTACTCGACCTTCACCATCGGGTTCTCGCCATCGTGCAGGCAGACGAACTCGACTTCCTGGGTAGGCAGGTCGTCAAGCGAAACCTGCGGCGTGTTACCCGTGAACTGAACGTTGCAGGTAACCCGCAGGAAGTACGTCTGCCCCGTGTCAATGGCATCCGGGTCCGGGTGACGCCACTCAGCCACGAGGGGAAGAACCTCGCTGGTCTGAATCAGCTCGTAGATATCGTTGTTCTCATAATCGAATGCCAGCGATCCGGAGAACTCCGGAATGCCAGTACGGATCGGCCGCTTCTTGAACGTGCTGCGGCGCATGTAATACCGCTCACGGTTAAGCTCGTGAGTCATCGTCAGAGAGAACGAACGAGTATCACCGACCGGGGTCTCACCAATCGTGACAGCCAGCTCCGGCCAGCCATACACGAACTCAGCATCCGGGTAGGCAGGCGCAGGCAGCGAAAGCCCACCGGTAACGTCGTTGAGGTCGTCCTTCTGGCCCTCCGTAAGCTCGTTACGGAAGTCCATGCCGAACGTAGCAACCAGCTGGCCGCCGTCGCCGTCGCCAACCTCCTGCTCCAGCGAGAACTCGTGCACGACACCGCCCGTGTAGGTCCACGGGATCACAGGAGCCGAAGGATCGGCCGGAGGCCGACCAATCACGACCGTCAGCGACTCATCAGGGGCCGCCGAGGTCGTCACGAACGTCTGGAGGTAAGCGTCAGTCGAATCGACCTGCTCGATGCTCGCCTCACCGATCGCGGCACGCAGAAGCATGCCGAAACCGACCTCCTGAGGATGCACGGTCAGATCACCCTCAGCACCCTTGATATAGTTCCTGCGTCGGTCGGTGCGCACGCCCTGAAGGCCAGCTCGCATACCGACAGACTGAAGGCCCTCACGCTGCGCCGTAGCGAAATCCTCCAGCGCCTCGATCGACCGAGTGGGAACGGCAATCTCGCCGTAAGTGGTCTCCCGGCCGATGTGCACCTGTGCGTCAAGGACACCAGACATCAAACATCACCTTCCTTGGGGTAGGCAGACTTGCTGCCACTGTTGTCGGCGTCCTCCGCCGCCGCCGTCTTCTTCACAACCTTCTGCCAGTTGACTGGCTGAAGATCGAGCTGCTTGGCCTGACGCGGCGAAACCTCGACAACATCCCCAAAGCTCAACGCACGGGGGCGCCCGTCGAGCACCGTTGTGATTCGCTTGACAGGCCCGATGTACCGATACTCGACGGTTCGACTCATGTCAGACCAACTCCCTATCATCGCCGCTGCCGTTAGACTGCGGCACGTACTCAATCTCGTAGATCTTGGCCGGGGACCAGCCACGCTGGCTGGGCGGCTCCAGCCGGACAAGCTTCCGGCTGTAATAGGCACCAACCTCGGGGCTAGTGCCGGGGCCGTGCACCCGGTGCACGGCCTCACGGAAAACCGACACGGCACGGCCAGACACGAAGTCCCGGACCCTCTCACCGCTGGCGGTCTCCAGATGCACGACGACCACGGGCTTCGGCGTGCCATCGTCAAAGCGCTGCACGTTGCCCCTGCTGTCAGTCTGTGCCCGGTGCTCCAGCTTCACGATCGTGCCAGAAACCGAGTCCCCGATCTCGGTGAACTTGGCGGTGTCACCACCGAACGCGAACGGGTTAGGGACCTGCTCATCAAAGCTCATTTACGGCGTCTTCCTTCTTGCTGTTACTTTGATTTCCAGTCGGGCCGAAGCCCCACGCTCATACTTGGTGACCCAATTGCGCATCTTCCATCCGTCGAAACGGACAATGCAGATGTCATTCTCGGTCGTTGTATAGCGCTTGTTCTCATCGCACTCGGCGATGAACTCGGAAACCACCGCATGGAGCGCTTCCATAGCGTCCTTCGGTGACTTCCCTTCCAGGCGAGCCTCAGCAACGAAGCAAGCCTTGAAGGTCTCCTCGGTGACAAGCGGCCGATTACCCGACATGCGTGGTTCCGCCATCACCGAATCAGCGTCATCGAACCACACGAGTATCGGCTGAGCGCTCTCGCCAGGCCAATAGTAATCAACCTGGACGCCCTCCATACCGTCCCTCTCAGCGAGAGAAGTCAGAAAGGCCTCCACGAACGGGTAGAGCGCCCTCACCAGTCAACCCCGACCTTCTGCGCCCAACGCAGCACAACCGCATCAACCTCGGGCACCCCGAAAGGCGCCTTCAGTGAAGCGACCGCCATGCGCACGGTACCAACGTCGGTGCCGATGGTGACGACGTTGCTTGGGGTGCCGACGCGGGCCTCCTCCAGCAGCCTGTAGCGGGTGGCGTTGATGGCCGCTCTTCGCAGATCCTCCGGGGGACTCTCACTCCACCCGGCCTCATAGACCACTCGCACAGAGCGCAGACCGTGGGACCAGCGCCTAGGCTCACGCCACAGGTAACGGCCATCCACGACCACCTCGTCGGTGATGTCCACGCCGTGGTCCTCGACGGAGACCACCCGGAGAACGTACGCCTCAGTGAGACGGACGAACGGCTCACCCGGATTAGGCGACAACTCCTCCACAACCAGCCGTGACACGAAAGACGTGTCACAGTTGGCCTCGATCTGATCCTCGACCGAAAAACGAGCACTCTCAATCTCAGCGTCAGATGTCGAAGAGCTGATACCGCCGATGCTGCGAGCCTCCTCAAGCGTGAAGTAGTGGGACCCAGCCACGTCCACATCCGATCGAACCTGATAGGGGTTGCCCCCCACCTCGCCCGTGAACGTGAGCGTCAGCTTATCCGGGTCTTGCACGTCAGCGTAAGCCAGCGTGTAGCCCCAGACCCCACCACCAACGCTGGTCGCCGGAACCGGCATCGAAACCGTGCCATTACGGGCGCTCGCGATGGTCACCTGCACGTTCGTTGCGGCCTCTGGAAACTGGACCGTCACCTGCCGGGGCTGCCCGGCAGCGATACGAACGCCCATGATGCTCAACTCTTCTTGTCAGGCTTCGTCGGGTAGCTGGAGAGCTTCGGACCCTCGGTCTTCTTCGGCCCCTCGGCCTTCTTCGNCTTCGGCGCAGGCTTCTTCTCAGCAACCGGCTTCGGCTCAATCGGCTCCACCTTCACCGGCTCCTCAACCACCAAGCCCCACTCCAGGGCCTTGTGGTAAGGAACCTCGTCACCCGGCACGGCCACGAGGACACGACGGCCATTCACGACCGCCTTCACTCGACCATCCTCCGGGGTAACGACGTAGGTCTTCTCTCGTCTCATTAGTTTCTCCCATGAAGAGGGGCGCCCGGCTCCGAGAGGATCGCTCTGATAGTCGAAGCGCTGGGGACTCGACGCCCAATGCGCCGAAGCCTTCCACTCGCAGTAGCAACCCACCCGCCAGCGACCTTGTAGCGCTCGAACAAGCGGCGGCACTCGCCCGGCATGTACGGCTCGGTGTCGCGACCCGGCGGGTGCCACACGTGCCAGGCGAAGCCAGGAACACGACGCACCGGACCAAGCAGCGCCTCACACGAGTAAAGNAACGCCTGATCCTCGCCNCCCCAGCCGTAAAACCGCTCGTCAAAACCCCCCACCACATCTAGGGCCGGACGACTGATCGCCACAACCCCATTCGGCGGGTTCTTGAACCTGTCGCCACATTCCCGCCACAGGTCGGCACCCTCGGCCTGACGAACGATGACCTCGAAGGCGCTAGTGAGGTTGCCGGTCTGGGCGGCGATGTGAACCGCCGCCCAGACCTGGCCCTTGGTTGTGTAGGTGTCAGCGTCAGCGAAGACGATGACATCAGCAGTGGACTTGCGGATTGCGTCGTTACGAGCCTCAGCCCNAGACGCCCCATGACCGTAGACCTGCTCAAACCCCAGCTCCCGCCAGAGTTCTTCGGTCACCCGCCGCCCTCTCAGGCGATGCGGGCACGACGTGTCGATCCACGGTGTGAGGATCTGCACGTCGTAGCGGTCCTCGTAGGTTTCCCCAGCCCAGCGACAGAAGGCCGACCAGGAGGGAAAGCGCTCGGCACCGAGGCCCATCACAACCTTCCTATGTCAGGAAGCCACGTCCACGTTCTCGATCTCGCAGAAAGCGTTGACCTGAGTCACCGCGAAAGCGGCACGCATCTCAGCGAGGATCGTGATGATGCCCTTCAGGAAGTCATCCTGATCCGAATCCGTAGCAGCAACGCTGATACCGGAGCGCAGCCACAGGGTGGCACCCTGCTTCCAGTTGCCGACGAGCACCGAATCGCTCGGGAACACCGTCGAGACGACGGCAGGCTTGCCCCACACGTTCGGGGCAGTGGCATCCTGAGGACCACGCTGCGAGAGATAGTGGCCGTCAGTGCCCTTGGCCAAGACGAACTGCTCGTACACGTCGGGGTGCAGACCGAAAGCGGTCGGCTCGTCCTCCAGGCTGAGGCGCACGGCAGTGATGCCCCTGTGAAGCGCGTCAGCGATCGGGACGCCAGTGGCATCCACGGACTGAAGGCCCTGCGTGCTCAGAACGCCCACCAGGTTGCCGCCAGTGCCGTCACCCAAAATCATCTGGGTATCGAGGCGCTTGGCGACACCGTAGACCAGCCGGTTGTCCAAGAGGGTGCGCAGCTGACCGGCGTCGGCGAGCTGACCCTTGGTGGCCTTGACGTGGTGCGGAATCCGCTTCACCGAAGCATTCACGACCTCGTACTCGTAGGTGCTCTCCGGGGCGGAGGTGCCATAGGCAGTCTCAGCCGCGGCGTGGGTCGCAGTCTTCTCCGCGACCCACTCCACCGTGTCGGTGTTGGTCGAACCGACCGTCACCAGGTCACGGACCCGAAGCTCACGCTGCGGGATGGCGACGGGCGGGAACAGCTGCTGATCCACGGGGATCAGAGCATCCACGTCCAGCGACGCACCGTGCATGGTGGACGGGAAAAGCGCGCTCATAAGCTGCTCGCGAGAAGCGACCACGACCTTAGCGGTGTTGATCCGCACGCCGGCCATCTCCAGCGCNCCGCTGCGCTGAATCTTCCGGTACTCCTCCGAAGCGAGGAAACGCTCAGCCAGGCTGAAAGCCCGCTGCACCTCGGGGTGGTTCGGGTCACCGCCCGAACGCAGATCGGCCTCGGCGGCGGTGTTGACCACCATCCGCTCCAGGCGCCGCTCAAACTCCTTGCGGGTGCTCGCAAGCTCATCGGCCTCCTTATAACCGCGGTCAATGCGGTCGAAGGCCTCCCGATCAGCCTCGTTCAGACCCGTCACGGGGTCAAGGCCAGCGCGCTTGCACTCGTCAACATAGGCCCTGACGTGCTCGCGCTTCAGGCTCTCAGCATGCTTCAGCTCCGAGATGCGGTCCCGGAGGCTCTTGATCTCAGCCTCGCGCTCGGTATCAGAACGCGACACATTGGCGTCAGCCATTCCAGCTCTCCTTCTTTAGCTGACTAACTAGCGGGGGTAGAGAAAAACCCCGCAGAAATGCGGGGATTTGTTCCATTAAAATGGAGTAGCGGAATGGCCGCTACATCTCGCTATCGCGCTTGGCGATGAGCGACTTGATGTGCGAGTCACGCTCGGCCCGGTTCCAGGCCCGCATCACTCGCTCCAGGGCGCCGATGTCCTCACGATCGGACTCCTCGCCCTCGGGGACCGGGGGGAGGAAGTCGGGAGCACGCTTGGGAGCGGTCGCCGCCACCGCTACTCCAGCCCCGGTGTCGGGGTGCTCGACCGTCCCTTCCTCCCCCCGCCCGTCGCCGGTGTCAGCCGCGGTCTCGGCCGCTGGCTGCTCGGCCACGGGGTTCTTGCCGACGCTCGCCCGCAGAAGGTCCTCCACGGCCTTCAGGCGGGTCGCCAGCTCAGCCACCGTGTCCTTGAGCGGCAGCANGCTGGCGANGTCATCGGTCTGGTTGTCCTGGACGCTCTCGACGGCATCGAGGCGAGCAGCCAGGGCCGCCTCCTTCTGGGCGGCCTCGGCTGAGGCGGCAGCGAGGGTGCGCGTCTGCGGGTTGGCACCCTTCAGGGCGCTCGACGCCTCCAGGACGCTGCTCTTGCTGATGTTCAGCGTCACCTTGTCGTCGGCCTCTTCCACCTCAAACTCTTCCGCGATGTAGCCGATGCTCCACTCCCTCACGGCGCCCGCCTTGATGGCGCCGAACACTGCCCGGCCAGCCGGGCTGTCGGTGAAGAACTGAGCATCCAACTCCAGGCCCCGGCTGGTCGCCGCGAGCTTGCCCACGCCGATCGGAGGCTGCGGGGCCAGGCCCGAGTGGTTGTGCTGCCAAAAGAGCGGGACGGTTGTGCCGTCCGCANCNGCAAAGGCACCCTCCTTGAAGCGGTGCCACTCAGCCACGCCCATCTGATAAGCGTTGTCATACGTGCTGACGATCGCCTTGACCCTGCCAAGAGACTTCTCAGTGTCCTCGGACGCCTCGGCGATCTCGACCGCGAACGTGGCGTAATAGACGTCAGGCCTCTCCGTCGCTGTCATCAACATCTCCCTCCTCAGGATTCGGTGCAGCGCCCGGAGATTCCTCTTGCCGCTGCTTCGCCGGCGGAGCCAACTTCGGATTTGGTGCCCCCTTCGGGGCGGGTGCACCCTTAGGGGGTGGCGGTGCATCTGGGGCCGGTGGAGCGTTCGAATCGGGCACCTCAGGCACCTGCTCCTGGCGCTTCTCCTGAAGTTCGAGTTCCTTCTCCTCGCGCTTCTCCTGAAGCTCCAGTTCCTTATCCTGGCGCTTCTCTTCGAGCTTCATCTGGAGTTCCAGCTGCTTCTCCTGCATCTTCATTTGCAGTTCAAGCTGCTTCATCTGGAACTCCAGTTGAAGCTCTTGCAGCTCACGCTGCTGCTGAAGCTCCAACTCCTTCAGCTGCTTCTGCTGCTCAAGCTGCTGGCGATGCTGCTCGCGCTGCATCTCAAGCTGCTGACGCTGCAACTCTTCCTGCCGCGCCGCCTGCTCGGCCCGCGCCTGGGCGTCGAACTCGCGCTGCTTCTCCTGCTGCTCCGTCGTGATGGCGAGCCGCTTCTCTTCCAGTTCGACTCGGCGCTCCTGCAACGCGTCTCGCTCAACATAGTTTGGCATGTTGTTGAGCGGAGACTCGTTCAGCGGACGCTGAATGGTCTTGCTATAGCCGTGCGGATCCGCCTCGGGCGGCAGTTCCGGCTGACGCTCGATCCGACGCAGCTCCTCTGGCGTGTAAGCCAGGAGGATGTTCCGGAACGACGCGGCACGCTTCCACAGATCGGGGCGCAGCTGGTCGTCCAGATCGAACTCAGCGAACACGTTCTGCTCGCGAATGCTGTCGATCGGGTCGAGAACCTGGCTCTCGAAGTCCGCAGCCATCAGCGCGGCGATCGGGCCGATGAGGTCGCGCACGTACTGGTCGCGCATCTCCCTCACGTTGGACATGATGGCCCGCTCGATCACGCCCATGACGGGCGGCGGCACGCCGTAGGTGACGAAGATTTCGTCACGGCTCATCTTGGCGAGGTTGACAATGCCGTCAAACTGAGGCTCACGGTGCAACGGCGTGTACTCGCCGCTCGTCACCATGATCTTGCCAGCGGCATCGGTNCCAGAGTAAAGCTTCAGCACCTCCTGCCGAATGACCTCGCGCGCCCGTTCGTCCTTCGCGTTCTCGATCCTGATNTGTCCAGACGGCCTCGCCCCGTTCTGAAAATACGAGGTCAGCTGCCTGGACACCGCGTCGTACAGGGCGATCGACGCCGCCAGTGCTCGCACCGGCGAGGGGTTCCAGGGGGACCGGCCGCTCTCCCAGAGACCNAAGTGCACCATGTCGCCAGGCGACACCAGGCGCTCCTTCGGCTTCTCCCGCTCACGCCCAGTGAACAGGTAGATCGTCTGGTTGTACCGCTTCTCCCGGACCTTGTAGATCAGGTTGTCCTGATCCATCTCCACGGCCTCGGCCGGGTGGAACGTGAAGCCGCAGATGGCGCCCTCGGCGTCCCGCCGGATCTCCCAGAAGGCGTTGCCGTAGATGTTCTTGTTCATCACGGCGCCGTACAGCATCGCCATGCGGCTACGCGGGGCGTTCGGCAGCGACCGCTGCCCTGCGCCGGGCAGAATCATCGGGTACCGCAGCGCCCAGGCGATCTGCCCGGCCACGCCGCCCTTCCGGTCGGCGTGGATGACCTCAGCGACCGACCCGGGATCAGCGTCCTGCCGCTCCTTGTACAGGCGCAGCGGAAGCCGGGACAGACCGCGGGCGATGGTGTGCAGCGTCCCATGGCCCCACGGGTTGCACATCATCACGTCATAGTAGGTCGCATAACGCGGCACGCCGCCCGGCCCATCAGTGAGTCGGACGAGAGCGCCAGGATTCAGGCCGTACTCCAGCAGCGGGGACTCGCTGGCGAAGAGGTTCGCCATCGAAAGCGCCTCGGGGTGCAGGAGACCCCGCTGGACCAGGCTTTCGCCGGTGTCGGCGGTGGTGACGGGGCTAGCGCCCCCTTCGGTGGCGCGCCAACCATTAGCGGTGTAGTAGCGTGCCATCAGACTTCCTTCATCGACCGCCGGACAAGCTGTACATCTTGATGCAACTCGACGCTCAGCATCTCACGCACTCGTTCGGCGGTGGCCTTGGCCTGAGCAACAGACCCGTAGGTCCGGATCTTCAACGTGAGAGTCAGCTCCCGCTCAGCCTCGTCGGTATCGACATACACGGGGTTATCGACCAGTCGAAGCTGTTCCCGCCTCGTCATGACGGCCTCGCGAGCAGTTGCACGAAGCGCACGCGCTCGCGGGGCACGTAGATCTCGCCGTGCAAGGCGATGTCGCTGTCGCTTCGCACCCGCACATCGATGAGCACGATGCCGTCGCTGGCGTCTGTGACGAGCAACCCGTCAAGCACCTGCTCGTCGGTCGTGTACACGATCGCTCGGTCACGTTCCTTCGTCCTCAGCCAGCGGCGCTTCATCTTCTCTCCTGTGCGGCGTATTCAGGTTGGGCAGTTCGGTGCGGCCATACTTGGCTCGCTTCTCGCGCTTGTAGGCACGACGCTCAGCCCGGTTGGGGCCGAAGTGCTGCTTGACGTACTTGAAGGGGCGACCCTTCCAGGCGTCGTTGGTCGGGTTGTTCTTTGCCACCTATCACCAACCCGAGGGAACAGGCGTGCCGGGGATGACCTGGATCGCAGCCACCTGAGCCTTCTTCACCGGCGCGGGCTTGGCGCTGTGAATCTGGCCGAGAATGGCGAGCATGTTCGCCTCGGCCTGGGTCTTGATCCAGCGGCGACCCTCAGCGGTCACCACCCACCAAGCACCAGTTGGGTCGTCGGTAGCCACAACGAGCGCAGCAGGCTGGCTCATGTCTTCGTCCTCCGGCTCCGGTTCGGGGGCCGGCTTGACCCCCCTGACAAGACGCTGGACCTCAGGGACCAGCTCCTTCTTGAACTGATGAATGCGACGGTCCCCAGGGCACACCTTCCCGCGGGAGCTGGAGTACCGGAGGCCACCCGTAATGCGCCAGGGGTCGATGCCATAGCGATGCACCGACAGGCCATCGGGGATGGGCGCCGAGTTCTGCACATCCACGGCGGGGATACCGAACCGCAGGCAGAGCCAAGCGTCGGTCTTGGCCATCATTTCGAGCTGAGCATCGGTCCACGCCGGGACGTTTGACCCGCTCCAGGGGGCGAACGGCGGCCCATGGTCAGCGGTCTCCCAGCTGATCGACCAGGCGTTACCCTGGAGGTCACTGGCAGCCCGGTAGCGAAGATCCTGCCACTGGCGAAGCTCGCCGTTGCCGCCGAGGCCGAAGTGGCTGTAAGGCCTGCCCGAGCCAGAAAAGTAGCTCTCCGTACCGGCGAGCGTGCCAACCATCGTGTGATGATTGATGAAGCGAGGCACCAGGGGTGTCTTGCTCTTGCCGCTGAGCTGGCGATAGTTCGCCCAGGGGACGACAACGGCCATCAGTCTCGGTCCTCGTACTCGCAGCCGAGGCCGTCCGACAACGGATCGCCCAGCTCGTCCACCCTCTCCAGGTAGTCAAGCTGGTCCTCGTCCAAGTCTTCGAGTTCGAGCAGGTCGAGGTCATAGGCCACAGCCGCCAACCACAGCTCGCCGTACAGCTCTCTGTCTTCGTCCATCAGAAAACCTCAGGGTTCGATGACCCAGACGAAATCCTCGGCTTCTTCGAGGCCCGCCATGAGTTCGTGCGTGGCCATGCTTCCAGCCCGGATCAAATCCATCTGACCGCCCGACTTCAGGCTGTGCGCCTTGGACAAGTAGCGGCCAGCATCAGAGAGACGCCATGCGGCGTTGGTTGCGTGCTGATTCAGCACTGGATCGTTGGGGATGGCCAGCTTGCGGTCACGCACCAACGAGTAAAGCAGCCCGTCAGCGACCACAAGCCGCTCCGGTGACTGCTTGTACTCGATCATCTCGAAGCCGTCCTCCATCTCCAAGATGCGAGCCGGAAGCTCGAAGTACTTGGGGTCGTAGGCGATGGCCCGGACCTTCCACCTCTCCGCGATATCGGTGCGGATGAAGTTGAGGATCGCGATGTGATCGATGCGTCCGTTGACAGGGGGAAAGTGCTTGTGCCACCAACCGATGCGACCGTCCCCCAAGAAGCCCGCCACAACGATGGCCGCTGAGTCGAACTTGAGGGCCATGTCCACACCGACGACCACTTCGCCCCGTCTGGGGGCGCGTGGTCATCGGTCCAACACTCTTCCCACGCCCCCGGCATCTCGTTCAGCCAGGACTCAACGGTCAAAGCGATGTACTTGTTGAAGTAGTACCTCAACGCCTCCAACCAGGGCATTTTCCCTGTCAGGATTTCCTTCAGGCGATGCTCGACGCTCCAGGTCTGATCTGGAGCACGCATGCCGAGAAGCGCGTTGCGTAGATACTCTTCATCCCCTCGATGATGAATAATCTCATCGGGAGGCTCAACCCAGCTCAAAAGGAACCGCGAATTGGGGTTCGCCTGCTCCAAAAGCCCTCGACCACGTTCCCGCCACAAAAGAGGATCGTCATCGGCAGGTGGCATGCTGCCGCGGCCCAGGCCAGCGGTGGACATGCCGATCGTCCGGCCAGGGTTGGTGCGCCGCTTGGTCAGCGACTTGGCTCGAACGGTCCAGACGCGGGCCAGACGCCCCTGCCACTCGTGAAGCTCATCACCGAGGAGCAGAGACTCCTTGCCGCCCTCAGCGGTGGCCGCCTTGGCGGCCACCCGCTGGATGCGCCCGGAGACGCCATCAGCATACTTGATGACGCTCTCCTGGACGATAAACCTGCCAGAAAGTGGGGTAGAAACCGGAGCATCCTCCGTCCCACCGCACATGATCTGGGCCTGACGAAAAAGCTCGCCGGCCTGCTCATAGGAAGCAGCCGCCATCGTGATGATGTGGCTCTTCCTGTGGAACTCCGCTGGCGCCCCGTCCCAGCCTCGCGCAGCGCAAAGCTCGAAGACAGCGAGCGCAGCGAAGAACTCGGTCTTGGATGCCCCCGACTCCGCTCCGACGATGGCCTCTTCGTACCACCACCGGTGTCCCTCGGGGTCAACCTCATACCACTGCATGAGGAAGTCCTTGTGCCAGTCCAGCAGCTTGTAGGGTTCACCGAAAAGGTCACCCTCACCGTGGACCAGAAATGTTTCGCACCAGTTGATGGCATACTGGCCGAGAGAACGACGACCATTCGGCCTAATTGTCTCCAGACCAGTCGAATGCATCAGCTACGTCCTTGAACTTTGCGGCGGGTCCGTCGGCCAAGGACCTGTAGGCACGGCTTGCTGATTCCAAAGAACCAAACTGGTTTTCTAGTGTCTCCTTGGCTTTATCGATTTCACCAACACCAACAGCCATCAGTGCGATGTACCAGACCTCCGACTCCATGAGTCCGGAGGATGTCACCTGGTTCAGCTCGGTCCAGTCCCGCGTCTTGGCGCCAGCCTGCTTGCGGGGGCGGGTACTCACGCCCTTCGTGCCTTCTGGGCGCCACGACCATGTGTGCTCTGGCCGCCGTAGGGGTCGGCCACACCGAGCTGCTTCATGGCCGCCATGAACTGAGCGCGAGCATCCTTGGCGATACCAACCGCAGGATTGCGCACGATCTGGCCGAAGCGGTCGCGAATGACCACGCCGTGCTCCTCGACGGCCTTCTGCGCCTCGACGGCGGTGTCCCAGGCCTCAAGCCCCTCGTTCAGGACGGCCAGCTCGGCTGGCGAGAAGTCGTACTCCTCAATGATCCGGTCGCGGAGTTCCTGGGCTTCGGCGGACAAGGCCATCTGACACAACCCTCTTTGCGGCGCCTTCGTTGCAGCTCTTGTGCATCGGAACGGCGTTGGTCTCGCCATCGATCCATCGCCCCGGCCAGTGGCCCCAGACGAAGGGGTCTCCGGGGCGCACCGGCAGGCCGCACGGGGGAAACCCGCAGCGGCCGCTCTGGGGGCAGGGTCCGAAGCTCCGCTGGGCCTGCCTGCGGTCCCTCTTCAAGGCTTCAGCGCACTCGCGGCACCGGCTGAGCTTGGAGTCGATCAGTCGCCCGCAGGAGAGGCAACGTGTCTTCGGCATCGCAACCCCTCCGTCCTACGCGCACTGAGCGTGTCGGGTACACGACCCTGGCTCAGTGTAGCACCCTGTATATCAGATTTGGTTACGAATTGCAACCTCTGCCGCAAAAAACCCTGTGACCAGGGCTTTTACCCCTCAGAAGCGCAACCATCCGGGTCGTCACGGGACCACTCGATCATTTGTTCGAGGTGCTTCCGGCACAGACCAGCACTCGACGTGGCTGGCTCCCCACACTCCGGGCTGTGGTTACCCCACGAGCGCGCGCTTCGCCAGCACCGCTGCATGGCGTTGCTGCTGAACATGGTCACCGAGCCGAGACCCGGGCAGGCAGGCGGAAGCCCGTCAGAGCACGACACCGACAGTCACCCCCCTCGGCGTGGGCAAGGTGAGGCCCTTGTACAGCCCTGCCGCCTCCAACTCCCCCACCTGGGTCGCCAACGGCTCGTGCTGCGGCCCCGTGTCGTGGAACCCGACGAACGCCCCAGGCGAGAAAGCCCCCCGGAAGTGGTTGAACTCCTGCACCCGCAGGTGCAAGAGCGAGTCGAACCAAGCGAAATCGACAGCACCGGGCGGCCACCAGTCCAGCGACCGCTCGCAGACCACCGTGACCGGCAACCCCCTACACCGCCCCTTCGAAAACTCGGCCCGCCCCTCGTCCGGCTCCAGCGTGTAGAGATGACCGTGGCCGTTGTCGTGAAGTGCCCGGCCGATCGCCTGGGCCGTCTGACCCCACGCGGTCCCTGTCTCGACCACGAGTTCGGGCTGCAAAGCCCTGACGAACCCGGCGATCAGCTCGGTCACCTCAATCTCCGTCGAGTCCTCGTCCGACGCGTGCCACCAATCCGGCCTGGGACAGCCGGGTCGGGGCTTCGTCCACGTTGACTCGGGGAGAAGATTCATGCGATCAAGGTATATACCCTAGGATTTTCTTCTGAATCTCGTGGTGCATGCGCACCTTCTCGGCGTGATTGGGTGCCCGGTTGCGCGAGCCACGCCTGCTGGTGGCCTGGTAGACAGCACCAGGCACCTCAGCGATCTGGGCACCGGCGAGATGACACCTCAGCCACAACGCCCAGTCCTCATAGAATTCCCAATCCTCGAAGCCGCCGACGTTCAAGAAGAGCTGCCGGCGTACGAGGGTGCCGATGACAAGGTGGTTGCCCCGAGTGAGGTCAACCGGCTTGATGAGGTGCGGTTCGCCCCTCGGACTGCCATCCTCGTGGAAATACTGCACGGATGGCTTCAGGAGGCTCGCATCCCCCCTNTATTCCCTCATATGGGCCAAATATCCCGGAGCCAGTGTATCATCAGCGTCCAGAAATAGCAACCACTCGCCTGTGGCCGCCATTGCACCTTTGTTACGGGCTTCAGCCAGGCTCTGCGCATGCATCCACACGAGGTCGCGCGGCGCCTGCCCCTTGACCGAAGCGACCGCTCGGCGCACGAACGTCGCCCACTCGTCAAGGTCNCCGTAGGTTCCGATGACCACGCTGATGCTCATCTGCGCTTCCACAGGTGCTTGCGTTCGTCGTACGTGGCGCGCGAGGCGTCACGCAGCGCCCGGCCCCGAGCGTAGGTCGCATCCTCTTCACCCTTGCCCCAATAGGGGTGCAGATGCTCAACCACGCTGTCGTATGCGAACTTGAACGCCCCCCTACGCTTCGCGACGGCGACGAACTCGTTGTCACAGTACTCGTGGGCATAGCCGGGGTACATAACCGTCCCGGGACCCATGTCCATCGTGCCACCGCGGGTCTCGATGTACTCGCGCGTGAACAGAGAGTGCGTCGAGTGCTTCCCTCGCTTCACCGCCGGGTTACCGAGGTCGTTGGTGCCGACGACGTGACAGGGATGCCACAACAGGCGCAGCGCCGCCTCATACCACCCGTCGTGGAACACGAGGTCATCCGCGGCCTGAAAGTAGATCGTCTCATCGGTCGCCGCGTACCCCGCGTTGATCTTGGCGGCGTAGCTCGTACCAGGAGGAACGGTCGTGAAGTCCGCACCGGCCCTGTCCAGGGCCTCCAGCTCGTCGTCGTCGTCCTGATCAGCGATGAACAGGACCCGACAGCGGCCCGTCGTGGCCCGGATATTGGCCAGCAGCGGCTCGACCCGCCACGGCCTCTTCAAGACGGGCACCAGAACACATGGATTCACACCGACTCACCCCTCAGAGTAAGAACGACTTCGCTCCCGGTGAGGCCCCAGCTCCCCACCGGCGAGCGAAGTCGTGTTCGGTCTGGAGTTCGGGCCAAGCCGGAAGGGGGGCCAAACTTGACTCCGCCTCTCGACAGACCGAACACTCTCCGCAGTATAACGGTTCGGGTTGGTTACGCAACCCCAATTTCGTGTATTTGACGTCCCCAGTCGTACAAGATCTCGCGCAGCTTCTGCTTGACGTCCTCCCCGGCCTGAAGGCCGGGGATTCCTCCTGCGCGGCTCATGCCGCGCTCCGGTGGGTTCCTGCTTCACCGGCCTGAGCCACCGCGGCCGGTGGTCTTACCTGGCCTCCACAGGCGTTTAACCTCTCCACCCGTCCGGCGGCGAGGATGTTCTTGGCAGCGTTGACGTCCCGGTCGTGCGTGGTGCCGCACGCCGCGCACGTCCACGATCGGACGTGCAGCGGCTTGGGGCCGTCGAGCGCGCCGCAGGCAGAGCAGCGCTGCGAGGTAGGCTCGAACCGGCCGATCCTGGCGAAGGTCCGGCCGTACCGTGCAGCCTTGTACTCCAGCATCGCCACGAACGTAGACCAGCCTGCGTCGTAAACGCTCTTGGCCATGCGGGTACGCCCGAGACCGGACACCGCCAGGTCCTCCACGTACACCGCTTGGTTCTCGCGGATGATGCTCGTGGAGAGCTTGTGCGCCCAGTCCCAGCGCGCGTCGGCCACACGGGCGTGCGCCCGTGCGACCTTCAGCCTGGCCTTTTCTCGGTTCTTGGATCCCTTCGCCTTGCGGGACAGCGCCTTTTGCGCCTTGCGGAGCTTTTTCTCCGTTCGACGCAGAAAACGCGGGTTGTCGATCTTCCGCCCGTCCGAGAGCACCGCGAAATGCGCCAGGCCCAGGTCGATCCCAATCTCAGAATCGGCCACAGGAAGCGGCTCGTCCGCTGTCTCCACGACGAACGAGGCGAAGTACCGGCCCGACGCGTCCTTGACGATGGTGACGCTGGACGGCTCGGACGGCAGATCCCGGGACCAGCGAACCTCGATCTCGCCCATCTTAGCCAAGTACAGGCGACCNTTGGGGCGGATCGAGAAGCAGCGGCGGGTGAACCGGATCGTCTGCCGGGAGTCCTTCTTCGACTTGAACCGTGGCGGGGCGACCTTCGGCCCTTTGCGCTTGCCCGTTACCGAGGCGAAGAACGCCCGGTACGCCTTGTGCAGGTCGTTCAACGACTGCANCAACACGACATNGGNCACCTCGGCCAGCCACGCCCGTTCGGGGGTCTTCTTCGCCTCGGTGANCACCCGGCGCTGCAGGTCGGNGTCCTTGATGTANGGCAGGCCGGCCGCGCCGGCCTCCCGTCTGGCGCGCAGCCCGTCGTTGTAC